CGGTGAGCACGGGCTGACTCCATGTCGGTGTTGTCATCCCGATGTGACCTGTAAGCCGCCACACGCCTCAGATAATCACGACTGCACCGCAATGCGAGGTCAGGAAGTTCATCGGGAATACTGTACATAATCTGTCGTGTTTTCATCTCACACCTCCAATCTTTGGCGTCTCGACTTTCACCACGAACCCGAGCTTCTCAATCGTCTCAATATCCACGGGACTAAAGGTCTTACGGCCTGAAAGGCGAGTCAGGAGCTTTGCACGCTCACAGACTGGGTAAATGAGCTCATTGCCGTAAACATTGCGCACACAAACGATGATCTCCATGTGACACCTCACTCGCCAAAATCTGCTGTTAATGATTCATTGGGCTCATCCTCAGGACGATCATGGTAAGAGCCGTCAGTGTGCTCAAACACGATCCGGTCACCCATCAGGCAGTCGAGATAATTCAAAAACTCTTCACGATAAGCGACTGGGTCGACTCGCTTCAGCACGGTTGATGGGTCATAAGACAAACACCCAAATTTTATTGGCTCATGACACTCGTCCAGAATTTCATCGAACATTTGCTCAAGATCGCGTTCTGAAAACTTCATGTGACACCTCCTTTGAACCTCACAAGACTCTTCGGAGCTCCGGTGGAAACCTTTAGCGCTCCTTACAAGCCCTAGCCTTTCAAAATGTGTGCCATGTGGTAATCTCCTGATTATTGAGTGATCGTTCCGCAAACTAAGTGACAAAGGGTCAGTCAGTGACCAACAAAAAACAGCCACACCACAAAAAGCGTGGGCCTAAGCCTAAGCCCGTAGATCCTGAAAAGGGCTATGAAGTTGCTAAGTTAGGCGCAGATCACAGAGAGCTGGCTGAAAGTCAGGACAGAAAAGATCCAAGAAAGTTCTCGAAGTTGCTACAAAAGCAGGAAGAAATCGGGAACGCTATAAAATTGGCTAGAGAAGAGATCAAGGTTGAGCATGAGACCAGGGCGATACCTGCTGCGACTAAGGCGCTCCTAGCAATGCTGAATGACCCAGGGCATCCGGGACACACTGCGAGTGTGCTTTTTGTCCATAAGACCATGCTGGGGTACCGGGAAGGTGTGAAGCATGAGGTGTCTGGCGAGATTCAGCACATCCACACACTCAGTCCTGAGGATAGAGCCAAGCGGATACAGCAACTGAGGCAAGAGCTAGATGCTCAGGTGGTTGATGTGGCGATTGAAGCTGAGGAGAAGTCAGATGACTCCAGCGGAGCGTGAAAAGAAGGAAAAAGAGCTCCTAGCTTTACTCGAGCTTGAGGCGAAGCATCGCAAGGCAATGGCATTCAAGCCGAAGCTTTTCGCTCAGCAAGCTGCGTTCATCAAAGATCCAAGAAAGCTCAAGGCAGCGCTGTGCTCTCGACGTGCAGGTAAGTCACACATGGCAGGCTGTTACGTCATTGCTGAAGCTCTTAAACATCCCGGATCAACTGTTCCCTACGTGGCTCTCACCAGAGGACACGCCAAGCGGATCATGTGGAAGACTCTCCTAGACCTCACTAGACCTTACTCACCTCAAGTCAATCTCACGGAGCTCCGCATAACCCTCAGCAATGGCTCAGACATCGTCTTGGTGGGTGCCAATGACGAAGCGACTGCAGAGGTGTTCCGTGGGCAGAAGTTCCCTCTGGTGGTCGTAGATGAGTGTGCTTCATTCAGAAGTCACTTCAAAGAGATGGTTGAAGAGGTTATCGAGCCTGCTTTGATTGACTTGAACGGCACGCTGGCAATGATGGGAACACCATCTGCTAGGCTCTCGGGGCTTTTCTTCGATGCCACTACTAAGAGTGACTCACCTTACTCCATTCATAAGTGGACGATTCTCGATAATCCATTCATCCCACATGCAGGTGAGTGGCTCAGCGAGAGAATGAAAGCACGCGGCTGGACTGAAGATACACCTGCCTACCGGAGAGAATGGCTGGGTGAATGGTGTGGCTCAACTGACAGTCAGGTTTACGCTTTCTCGAGAGACAAGAATCTCGCCAACGGCATCCCTCAAAAGCTCGATTACATTCTAGGGATTGACCTTGGTTATGACGACGAGACTGCTTTTGTGGTCGTGGGCTACCGGCCAGATGACCCTCACCTTTACGTGGTGGAGACCTACGCTAAGTCAGAGATGATAATCACAGACATCGTGCGCAAGGTTGAAGAGTTAACTGAGCGTTATGGTAAGTTTGCCAGAATCGTGGCTGACACTGGCGGACTGGGTAAACAGATTGCTGCTGAGATCCGTAAACGCTACGGCTTAGCAGTGTTTCCAGCGGAGAAAACTCAGAAGGCTGACTTCATTCAGCTGTGCAATGACGATCTCAGAATGGGCAAGATCCTCGTCAATCCTGCAGAGATCAACTTCATCGAAGAGATAACTGCTCTCCAATGGGACGAAGAAAAAGACGGTCGTTTCATCGAAGACCCGAGGTTTGCAAACCACCGCTGTGACGCCTTTCTCTATGCCTGGCGAGAGTCCTGTCACTATCTGGAACAGACACCAGTCAAAGCTCCAGAGCACGGTAGTGACGCTTATTACAAGGCTGAAGAGGCACGTCTCCGTCAATTGGTTGAAGAAGCTTTCAAGCGGGAACAATTAGAAGAGGAATTTTTGGTATGATTACACCGCAGGAACTAGAGGCATTGCTCAAAGTGATGAACGCGCATGGATGCGTGGAGCTTCAGCATGGGGATCTTACAGTACGCACAACGGCGGGCGGATCTGTGGTGGCACAACAACCAGCGCTCCCACAGGTTATCCAGTCATTTGACGCTGTTCACTCACTTGCAGACCTCGACTCTGTTTATGGGATTCCATCGATCACAAAGGAAGGTGAATAATGTTGAAGGGAAAGCAATGGTGGGACGAGGGACTAAGCGAACAAGAGAGAGCACAATATCTGTTCGCTTTGATTAAGACACTCGACACAACACAGATGGGTATTCAGCAGCAAAACCTGCGAGGCATGCGGCTGTACAATAACCAGGAAGTTACAGGGCTCTCGATTGCAAACTACGTGCTCTCAGCGACACCTGGCAACATTGGTGTGGCACGTCAAAACAGACTTACACTTAACGTGATTAAGTCCTGTATCGACACTCTGGTGAGCAAGCTTGCCAAGGACAGAATTGCTCCGACCTTTCTCACAAGTAACGCTCCGTGGAGCAAGCAACGCCAGGCTGAGAAGCTCACAAAATGGATGAAGGGTTCATTCTACCATTCACGTGTGCATGAGAAGGCTCCACTCACCTTGAGAGACGCTGCAATCTTCGGGACAGGGTTTACTAAGGTCTACTCCGAAGCAGGCGAGATCAAAGCTGAGCGCGTGTTTGCTGATGAGATGATCGTGGACTTGAATGATGCGTACTACGGCAATCCTCGGTGCATGTATCAACGCAAGATGGTCAGTAAGAGTCACTTGCTTCAGAGGTTCAAAGACCCAGAGCACCAAGCAATTATTGCCAAGGCTCAGCAGGTGCAGGGCTATAACGCTCTCAGTCCAACTGAGACTGTGATGGTGGTTGAGGCGTGGAGACTGCCTGATGAAGAGGGTGAAGGTGGTCATCACCTCATTGCAGTAAACAGCGGCGCATTGGTGGTTGAAGAATACAAGCGCGAGCGATTCCCGTTTGCACAGATCCGGTACACCGTTCAGCCAGTAGGATACTGGGGCTCAGGGCTGTGTGAAGACTTGCTAGGCATCCAAATTGAGATCAACCGACTCTCTATGCATATCCAGCAATCTCAGCGTCTTTTGGCAAACCCTCGAGTGTTCATTGAAGAGGGTAGCTCGGTTAACATCAATCAGCTGACAAATGAGATTGGTGGAATCGTAAAGTATCGCGGTCAGGCACCCGTCATTCAGGCGGCTCAGACTGTTCAACCAGAGCTCTTTAATCAGTTGAATATGCTTTATCAGAGAGCCTACGAAATTACGGGTATCTCACAGCTGGCGGCAAGTTCTCGCAATCCATTGGGTGCCAACGCTTCAGGTGCGGCACTGCGTGAGATGACAGATATTCAATCTGACCGTTTCGCTCTGACAAGCTACCAATATCAGCAGTATCACCTCGACCTTGCACAGCTGTTTATTGATGAAGCGAAGTCACTTGCAGCGCAAGGCAAGCCCGTTCCATCGAAGGCGTTTGACCGTAAGAATGGCCTCGAGAGCATCGACTGGACAGAGATTGATCTCACTGATGACGAGTATGTGATGCAATGTTTCCCGGCATCGGCGTTGCCTGATCAGCCTGGTGCAAGAATCGAGTCCATCCGTGACCTCATGCAGATGGGAATGATTCAGCCAGAAGAGGCACAAGATCTTCTCGACTTCCCAGACTTGGACAAGTTCACAGCCCTGGCCACAAGCCCCACCAAGCTTGCTTCTCGACTCATTGAAAAGATGCTTGAAGAGAACACATTCATTCCACCAGAGCCTTACTTGCCAATCGACAAAATGCAGCGCCTTGCACAGCTGTATTACTGCGATGCTCAGGTGCGTGGCATGGAAGAAGAACGTCTCGAGCTTCTCAGACAATTCATTGATGCTTGTGCAGCGATGGTCGCCATGGCTCAGCCCATGCCCCAAGCCCCGGCACAGCAACTCATGGAGAGCCAACTTGCGGCCACTCCACAGCAACAATCAGCGCCAGCAGGGGCACTCCCGCCCCCATTGATGTGAGGTAAGTCATGGTTGAAGGTATCAGCGGTGAAGTCACAGCGACCGCACAAGAATCTGCAGCGTCTCCCGAGGCTCCGGTAACCCCGGAGGTCAAACCCCAGGAAGACGAGTTTTCTGACAAGTTCATCAAGCTCACGAGACAAAAGAGAGCCCTGGAACAGCAAGCTGCAGAGATTAAGGCTGAGAGAGCCAGAATCGACGCTGAGCGTAAGGAGCTTGAAGAGTTTCGCAGTAACAAAGCTCGCATAAAGGAAAACCCAAAAGAGGTTCTGGGAACACTGGGAGTATCCTTCGATGACCTGGCGCACATGATTCTAACTGAAGGCCGTGAGCCCACAGCTGATGACAAGCTCTCAGCACTCGAGGCACGTTTGAAGGCGTTTGAAGAGGCTAAGGAGCGTGAGAAGCAAGATGCTCTTGAAGCTGAGCGACAAAAAACCGCAAGTGTGTTCCGCCAGAATCTTGAAAAATTTATCGAGTCAAGTGATTATGAATTAGTCAAGACTTATGACGCCGCTGATACTGTCGTAGCTACGATGCAAACGTACTATGAGGAAACTGAGAAAACTCAGGGCAAGGGCGTTATCTTGTCTTACGAGGATGCTTGTAAGATGGTCGAGGAAGACCTAGAACAGGCACTAGAAAAAGCTTTGCAAACCAACAAGGTGAAAACCAAGTTGGGAACAATCACACCTAAGTCATCGTCTCCGGCAGAAGTTATCCAGCCAAGGGCAGTCGCACCCTCACAAACGCTGACAAACGCAATGAAAGCAGTTTCCGAGCCTGCAACCACCTCAACTCGACGGCCATCGACAGAGGAATTGAGGCAAGCGGCGGCTGCATTGATCAAGTGGAATTAATTTTTAACTCATAAAGGAAAAAGTCATGGGATTAGACCTAGTTAGCTTCAGTGCGGCTTTGAAACAGCATTATCCAGATTGGAAGGTTGAAAACCTCGTTTATCAAAGCAACCCTTTTATGGCTCTCGTACCGAAATATGAGCAATTCGGCGG